GCTAGATCCCGGAATAATTTGGCGCCTAACAATGGACGCGCCGGATCTAACTAGGACACCGTCAGAGTTTGCGGCCGCAATCGCAGACAAGTAAGCGTTGAGCGACTGGTAGTACGGGTCCAGCGTATTGCGCAACAAGCCGACGTTGGCGTCAAAAACGTTGGATACCCCAGGCAAGAGTTGCCCGTTGCTCAGCACTTGAACGAATTTTCCGCTCTGCGCGGAAGAACTGGGAAGGAAACTGAGGGCCAGAGAGAGGACGATCAGAATTTTAACGTTGAAATTGCGCATGGCTGGTTAGGGTTGAACTTCAAAAAAGAACTGGTTGGAGTTGTCCAAGTAGTATTTGCCGTAGCGAACCGGGTTCGAGGTACTCTCGATTGCCAGCAAAAGGTAGTCATACTGATTCGACCCGATTGGACTACCAAAAGAAAACTGGTTGGTGTTGTCGATGGTCACACGAACGTAAGTACCGTCGGGGCGTTTAAGCTCCACTGCCGCATATTGGTTCTGACCTGTTGGGGCCTTAAAACCAAATTGCCCGCTCAGGTCCAGCGCATACATCTTAGCGTAGGAACCGTCGGGGCGCAGAAGTTCGAGTCCATTGTAGGTTCCTACGATTACCGGAGGACCGCCTGAACCTGCTGGCCCTCTAATATCAGTAGCTTCGGCGATATTGGGGGTGAAACCTAGCGCACCAACGTAGTCGCCGGTAGCTGGTTTAACACCTGAACCGCCGATCCAATTCGTAACTAGGAGCACTCTGCGCTCACCATCCTCAACTACTGCGTATGTTGGAGACCAGCCTGAAGAACCAATAGCACCGCGCAGGTCTCGGGCCTCAGCTAGATTGGAGGTAAAACCGTAGTCGGCAACGTATAGTCCTGTAGCGGGAGCACTACCAGTACCGCCTACCCAGCTTACCACCTGAAAAACTCGGCGCTCGCCGTCCACTACAACAGCAAAGATAGGCGACCAACCGTCTGTTCCATCGTGAACAATTCCCCCGATAGCGGGGGAAGCGTCCATGACAATCTGTCTTACCTGTGGACTGACAATTAAGGTAGGCATTACTTTAACGGGTTACATCCACGACTCCTCGAACCAAAAGACTCCCTGCACTCAGATATACGTACCAGTAGTGGGGACCTAGCGAAAGCCCGTCGGTCGGCAGGGTGATAAGCAACTTACCTTGAATAGGGTTCATCGTAACTCCGAGTCCCAGAGTCAAAAGAAGCTCGTTTTGCGGGGCACCTGCATACTTTCTAACCTCTACGAAAGGGGTAGACCCGGTGAGGTTAACTGGTGTTACGCCATCATCCTCCAGATACTGGAAGTTAATGTCATAAGAGGTGCCCTGCACAACAGGAAGAATGACCACCTGTTGATTAAGCGTCCAAACAGCTCTGGCTGCGAAGGTAGATGAACCCATATCCAAGGTAGTTACTGCATTAGCTAACCGTTAGTGATCGAACCGAGTTTTCGGTCAATCAGCACGGCGGCGACACCGTAGGGCAAACGGTATTTGCGGCCCTGTTCCAACTTGGCGATGCCATATTGAGTAACCAAGTCAATGTTGCCAACACGCGGAGCCGGCTCAACGGTCTCAAACATGGTGAAGATGATGATGTCGTTAACATCGTAGGAGTCGTCGGCGATTGAAGTCGGCCCGGCGGGGCGTTCTTCGATAACGCCAACGGTCGCTTGGTCGGGGACGGTAGGTGCCTTGGGCGTCGCCTGGATTTCAGATGAAACTTCCTTGGCAGTGATAGTGCCGGATTCCTCGTCCTCGTCCACTTCCTCGTCGGAAGGAGTCTTGGCTTCGGGAGTACGACCGGGACCTTTGGAACTAGCGATTTTAATAGTCTTTGCCATCTTGTTTTTAAGTTATGGAGCCCGCGGGGCGGATAACCACCGCGGGCTCCGATTTGCAGCGTCAACCACAACACCCAACGACCTACGACTGAAGAACCGTTGCCTGAACGAATCCATCAAAAAACGTAGGATTCGTTCCGTCCGAAGTCACGCGAACCTCCACGAGACCTGTAGTAGCGTTAACGCCAACAGTGGCGTTCCACGCGGAGTCATCCTCGGCCACGACTTGGTCGACTGAACCGACCAACGCTACTGCATCGATTCCACCGGCCAACGTCGCGGCGCCCCACGAAGCATTGACGACAGTTTCGGTAGTGGCGATGGAGTTGCCGGGCGTGCCCTTGGTCTTGGCCTGAACCGTCAGCGTCGTAGCGTTAGATGCGCTGACCGTAACCGTGGGGTGCGCGGTCATGGCTGCGGCGTAGGTAGTTCCCGCACCCGCTCCGAGTGTAATAGCCGCGGCCAAATTGGCGATAGACGCGGCGGCGTTAGCTCCGATCAGCACGTTTCCGTCAACGTTGGTCAACGTAGTCTGGAACGTGTAGGTCTTTCCACCAATAACGACCGTTTCGTTATTGGCGAAGGTTCCTGTGCTTGTCAGGACTTGAGTAGCAGCAACAGCGCGGCCAGGGAGGTTGCGTACAGTAGCCGTGAGGTCGTAGCTCCCAACGTCAAGGTTGACACTATCGCGAGCACCGACACGCACGCGAAGAAGGCTGAGCGAAGCCACGAGTGCAAACGAGAACAGAACATAGTTTGTTTGATTCGCTGCAACCGTAGTGGCCGGAATTTCGAGATATTGCTCGACCGGACGAACATTGGTGATTGGAGGGTTAAGTTGAAGCATGGTTGGAAAGGAAAGGCCCTACTTGCTTTCGCGTTCAGGCCGGTACGTTAGGGAGTCCTAGTCCAGAACGACTAGGCCGTTTCGAGCACCAGGACATGCCCGGACTCGATCAAACCTGCGCCCCAAATGCCGTAGTAGGCGAGTGCATGGTTACGACCGAAGTCTTCCACGCCGTTATCGCGCATCTCGACGGGCAACGCTTCAGCGAGACCGGCGGCGTAGTCACCAACCATGATCGACTGATACACGTCAGTCGCGGAGTTGGCGGCGATGGCCGTATTGTCGCCAGTGTCGACGTTGTCAGCCCAGATGTCTTGGGTGCCCTGTTTGATCATCGTCACCTGCGTGGTCTCGATGAAACGAACGTCGTCAATACGCCCAATTTCCCCGTTGAGGAAATTGGTCGGATCGGTGTAGTTCGCCACGTTGACCCAACCGGGATCGACACGCAGGCGACGGGACTGCCGGGGATGCACGAAACAAATGTAGGCATCGCCACCGAACTTCGGGGCCTTGCGCGTGGCGAGCTGGGTCCCACCGTCACGGATCAGGTCCATGTCGAAGTAATCCGTGGCAGTCAACGCAGCGCGGCTGGCCTTGTTCTTCGCCCACATGACGTTCGGGGAAGCGAGCAGCGTGTCGCGGCACAGCCGATCACGATCCTTGGCGTAGTGACGACCGAGCAGGGTCGCGGCACGATCCAACACGTTGTCAGCGCCGGTCTGGAGCAGCAGCTCGTTGACCGCAACGGCAAGCGCGTGTTCCGACACGGAGATAGACACGGTCGACGTGCTCATCGTCTGAGTCGTGATCGTATCCGTTTCCAGCAAATCCGACTTACCGGTCAGCGGATTATAGCGGAGAAACGTGATGCGCTGACCGGGCGTAGTGGAAAGTTCCGTCCGCTTCTGCATGACGGATTCAAACCGCAACGACGGTTCAGCCTGAAACAGAATCTCCTTACTCCAAACGTCGAGGAGCATGTTGTCCAGCTTGATGAAATTGCCGGACGTTGTACCCGAGATGTTAATCTGGCTTGGCATGGCTACTTACTGAATTGATTTGACGAGGTGCCGTCGTCGGTTACCCACCGATCACCGGATTACCGCCCACCTGCTGCTGATACCTAGCCAACGCGGTACGCCGTAGATTTTCGCGGTTGGCTCGGAATTCTTCAGGAGAAAGGCGCTTTACTGGAGTCGTACTCCCCCCACCGTTCCCCGCACCCGGCGCCGGTGAAGGCACCGCAGGAAAGATAAGAGGTTGACCATTTGCTGCCGGTGCCGATGGGCTGCCGTTATTAGGTTGCGATGATGCCGCTGGCCCGGAACCGTTCTTTACGTGACGTGCGAGAATCGCTTTCGACGCCTCGATAGACGCCAAAATCTCCTCTTCGGTACGGCCCGTTACCAACTCGGGGATCATGCTGGCTGCTCCCCCATTCTGATCGATGAGCCTAGAACGAAGGCTAGACACTTCCAGCGCTTCACGACGAGACTGCTCGGCGGTAAGCTTGGACTGAAGGTCTTCCAATTTCGTACTAAACTCCTTTTCGAAACCCAAACGAAGACTGCTCAACGCAGAGTCAACGGCTTTGACAACGTCAACACCGTTTTCGCTTTTCGCAGACTCAAACGCCTGGAGCTTCATTTTGGTTTCCGCCAACACGGTCTCAAGTTCCTTTACTTTGTCTTTGGCCGTGGAGGCTTCTGCTCTAGCCGCTTCAATTTCGACTCGAAGCTTGGTTCGCTCTTCCATCCGCGCTTTTTCAGCGGCTTGGTGAAGCTGCTCCGCCGTATGACCGGCGGGTGGATTTCCCGATACTGGAGGCGTACCGTCAGGGATTACGCCGATTTGAGGTTCATTTGGCATTTATGTTGTAGTTAGGTTGTTGAAGTTATACCGCGGGAAATTTCAACGTTGAAGTTTTTGACTAACGGGCAGGCTCAGTCGAACTCTGTCGAATGGCCACGTTGCCGTTATTGTCGTAGTGGGTTTCAGTCCGACCCCGCTGAGGCCGGCGGGAGTTGTACGTCCCCGGAGTCGGGGTGGTAGGGAGAGGGGTTCTCGTGTTGATATGACGAGAATCCCCGCGAGGGGCGGTCCCTTGACCGGCCGCGAACTGGCTGGAGAACTGTGTGTTCAATGCTTTGTTAGCCATAAGTAGGGATTGAGTTGACTATTCGGCTTCCGGGTCGCTGCCTGCGTTCTCGCCAAGGTCGGTTTCTTCAGAAGCAGAATTATCCGCAACCAAACTACCAACTTGGGATGCAGTGTCAAGCAGCTCCTCATTAAGGAACATGGACGAGAGAAAAGCGGCGGAGAAATTGGGTACAGAACCCTGCAAAGCTCGCGCCTTTTCGGCCTCCATCGCGAGTTCATGGTTATCGTCTGCGGCCAACTCCAGGGCAAGTCTAGCAGAGTCGACATCACCGGACATGCGGCGAGTAAGCTCCGCCTGACTCCAAATCTTGGCCTCCTTGCGCTTAATGGCCATGTCCAACTCGGCGGCCTCGTCCCTGGGAATCAGTGACTCGTACTTTGGCTCACACAACAGCATAGACTTAGGATCGTCGGCCAGAGCTGCCAAGTCCTCGCCAAAAATTTTTGAGTGGATGCGATGGATGATTGTGTTGGCTCGCTTGAAGCCTGTTCTGAACGCACCCTGGTCTTCAAGTGTCGCCTCAACGAGCGGCTGGAAAAGCAACGCCAAGGCTACGCCTGAAGTATTGGAGATCGCTAAGCCATCCGAGTCGTAACAAATCTTGGGTGTCTTACCGGCGCGATAGATTCCTGCTTCCGCCTTGTTGAGCTTATCGTACGCCGCGCTGAGGTTGTCGTGCAACTGGAGCGTTTCAACTTTTGCTTCAGGAGGAAGTCCGCTCCATACCTTGCTCGCCCCTCGTTGAAGCTCGTTGGCCTTAGCCCCGATGATTACTGTAGTCGGCTCCGCATGATAACGAATAATCCGACTGATGGCGTAGTCAACGGCATTGTACTCCTGAACATAATCCCTGATGTCGTCCAATTCGCTGTGGCCAAAAACTGAGGTGCCCACAGGATCGTTGGCAACATGGACCAATGGAATCATGCCCAATACATTGGGCACTGTCTGAACCAGAGCGTCGTTTTTGTAGACCTTAACAATCTTCGGAGTTATCGCCATGCTGTAGAGTGCCAGAACGGGCTGGTTCTGGTTCTCTCCCGAACGGTCCATATACGGAAACTGCAAAAGAACGCCGGACATTACGCGCCGGTTTGCTTCCGAATAGATCGGAAAAACAAACGATGGGTGAATGCAGTTAATCGTTACGGTCCACTCCTCTTTAGGAAGCTCGGTTCCGTCCTCGGCCGTAGAACAGAAGGAGAAGTACCAAAACACGTCCCCGGCAATCAGCTTAATCTTAGCGCTCTGCCGTAGAAATTCACTGCCGCCGTTAGCCTGCCATACTTCATTGATAACCTCGGCGACCAACTCGTTACCTTTGGTTCCAGTAAACGTCACACCTTTACCCGCAACCCAAGCGGCGCGTTTGTTTACGATGGATCGGTAGAAGTTGTAGTTGTTCCGCGGAATCTGATCGTCTACAAGCGGCTTCTGCCCGCGGTAGAGACTGAAGGCCTGTGTGTAGGACGAAATACGTCCTACTGAATCCTGAATGTACTGATCGCTAAGGAGGTCTCCGGTGACATCTTTTGGAGTAACGCCCTTAATCGCAGCCTCCAAATCTCGAACGGCTAGCGCGGAAGACGAGCTAGTGGGCGGCGCGTATCTGTCCGTACGACCGCGAAAATTTTCCCGCTGGAAAAACGCAACCCTTGAATTGGGAGTCATAAATCAGTTGAAGAATGAACCGTCAGTTGAAACAACATTGCGCGACATCGCCTCTTTACTGGCACCCCAGGCAGCTAGCATAAGGGAATCACAGTTGTGGACCAAGACGCCTTGACAAACAAATTCGTTAATCTCGTCTACCTGTAGGTTGTAGACGGGAACGGCGGCGTTCGGCGCTTGCTCGTACCTTTTCAGGGTTTCTACGTCTCCAACGGCGTCCCGCACACGTAGGGGAACAAGTGAAAGATGCCCCGAGCTTTCGGGATTCGTACTCTTCTCCGCACTCGGTACACTGAAGAGTTTCGTAAACAACTTGGCGCCACGTTGACCTAGCTCGCGAAGCAGCGAGCGCTCGGGCCTCTTTTGTTCCGTGCCAATCAGAAGCTTGTGCGGCTTTCTGCGCCAGCTTAATTGACTGCCTAGCTTTTTTAATCCTAGCGGGCTCCGAAGCGTGCTGAGATTGATGTTTAGCTCTGGACAGTAATTCCAGATTGGGGATGGAATTATTCCTCGAATTACCATCTTTGTGGTGTACCACCATTCCGCGAGGTATGCGCCCAAACGTTCGCTCCCAAATATACCGATGAAGAGCGATTGGAGGCTCTTTCCACTTAAGATGCGCCCAGTAATACTCCCTAAGCTGCCGTCTACGCGAGTTTGGGTATCGGTGAAACTTGATTCCATCAAAGATGACTGTTTGGCGCCGCACGGCTGTTCGCATCCCAAGACAATATCATCCAACAGCAATGAATCAAGTCTTACATACATCTGCAATTCCGCGTTATAAACTGGATGATTCGCGGTTCCCACTAAGTTTCCAACTCGTGTGAGTTGTTTAACCCCAGTACACCCCGCCGCCTTAACTGTACGGTGTCCCCTTGAAGTCAAAACTTGCATCCCTGGTCGAACATCTTCGATTGGAACGTCACCTAGACTAGTCCTAACCGGGCTACCGGCAGGAAAACAGTAATCATCGTGAGCCCCTCGCTCTTCCGGATGCTCCACAACCATCAGTCCATTTCGGTACTGTTTGGTTAAGTCCAACATTTCCACTGAAAATCGACGGTAATGTTTGGATGCTCGAACTTCGGGAGAAGCTGGAAACGTAAGGCGTCGACCGAAGAAATCGCCAGCCAACGATTTATAACCGTCTGATTTAATCTTAGGATTGAAGTTAAACGGCTCAACTTCAATTTGGCGGTTGGCGTAGGCGGCAGAAATTCTGTCAAACATCGGAGTACCGCACGCATTGGAGTCCATTACAATCTTCCGAAGACCAGGAATTTTAAATACCTCCATCAGCTCGTGGTACTGCGTTTCATAGTTGTCGCCCTGAAAGTAAACCCAGCCCACGACATGCTTCATATAGTGAACATAGTCGTGATTGCCGAATTCATCTTCATAAGTCCCGGATTGGAGAGGATTTAGCCAGTCCACCGCCATGAACGTAACAACCGTGGCATCGTTTGTGGCGCCCCAATCAATACCAGCTACAAGAGACCAGTGCTTCAGCTCATTGGGAAGACCCGTCAGGTAGAACTTGGACCAAGGACCGGCTGTCTGCGCTACGTGTTGACTAAACAGCGCGGGCTGCCCGATGAACATTCCTCGCTCAAAAATCCACTCGCAGCCGTAGCTCATCCGGAACTCGTCGGAGTCCAGACCCAGGCGGCGGGCTTCTCCCTCAATGTAATCGCGATACAGCGAGTTGTAACGCTGGCATACCGTATATGGAAAGAAGAAGTGATTTCGTTTTCCCCCTTCCGCGGCCTCTAGGCGGGAGTTCTCTCGAATGGCAGTGTAGAAATCACACTTCTTTGTAGAGGAGGTCCCTATCTTAACAATGGTGCCCTTGGTCGAAGCCGTCATTGGGTGCAATGACTTCTTCATCTTCATATCGCTGATGTCCTGAGCCTCCTCAGCGATAAGAAGATGATGCGTTGCACCTTCAATTTTGGACTGCTCCGAAGCCGATTGGCAGAGCACCACGGACCCATTACTCAGCTCGTAGGCGTTACCATTGTTGATCTCGGCTGATACCCCTAGCTCTCGAAGAATCTTAGTGGAAGTCTTGGTTTCAAGCGCCTTGCGCAGACGTTCAAAGGTGATCTCGGCCTGCTCCTTCTTAGGGGCGTAAATACCGATTTTAACGCCGTGACGAAATCCGCGGTAGTTTCCTGTTTCGTCAGTAATGTTTAGG